AGGACTTCGCTGTACTGCGACACGCCGGGTTATTTCTTGCCGGGGCGCTTCTGGCCGCCGTCTTGCGGCATCGGGGGCATTTTCTTGCGAGTTGCCATGGTGTGGGGCTCCAGGGGGTTAAAGGGCGCCGGGATTGGCGGCGTGCTCGTCAATTGTAGGAGGGGTCGGGCGCTTCTGCAACCGTTTCCAGGCGGTGTAGGCTTCGAGGGGCGTGGCGCCGTAGCCCCACGGGAAGGGGTAGAAGCGCGAGTCGGGGAAGCCGGGGATGTGGACGGGCTGCGGCGGGCCGGATGCGCGCCACTTGCCGCAGTAGAGGCGGATGTGTGGCTTCATCCTCTGTGGGCCCCTTGTTTGATAATGCGGTCGTGCACGCTGTTTGCCATGAGCGCATTGTACTCGACGCTTGCGTTCATGCCCGCGTGGTACTTGTGCCAGATGTCGGCGTGCTTGCTGTCGTGCGTCTCGGGCCAGATGGGGATACCGCCCGTGTAGTGGATGAGTTTGGGGCGCTCGCACGGGGTGTTGAACGAGTAGGGGACACAGTAGTTCCACTCGGGGGGCATGGTACCGATGCTGCCTGCCCATGTTTCCAACTTGAAGGGGGTACTGCGCTCGATGAACGCGGGCGTGAGCGTGGTGCAGAGCGAGTTGTTGAAGAGCATCGCGGACGCCCATTCGAATGGGGGGAGCGACTTGTTGACCCAGACGGGGTGTTCGTGCGTGGCGGTTGCGAAGAGTTCTGCGATGTCGGCATCGACAACCATGTCGGCGTCGAGAAAGAGCGCGAAGCCTTCGTAGTTGCAGAGCCAAGGGACGAGGTAGCGGCTATAGGTGAATTCGGTCAGGCCGGTGCGCTTGATAGGGAGCGTGCGCAGCAGGAGCGGCGTGATGGAGACGGGCCGCGACGTGTTGCCGGCGATGCTGTATTGGAGGACGTTGTAAGCGATGGGCTGGCGCGGATCGAAGCCGATGAAGATGCGAAGCGAAGACGCGGAGGGCAGGATGGAGTCGTTCATACGTGCTTCCTAAAGAGGGAAAGACAACTACATACTACGCTGCGGCACCCCCAACAGGCATGTACGCCTTGAGCTCGGCGGGCGCGGCAGGCTCTTGTGTGTTGGTGCGCGCGGGACCGGCGCTTAGCGGCGCGGCGAGAAGGATGGCGGACTTGTCGGTCACGGTGAACTGGCGGATCGCGAAGTGCGGGAGGAGTTGGGCGAGCCACCAGTTGGGCGATTCGACGAGGAGGTGCGCGTTGCGACCGTCGGGGAGGAACTTGCTGGCCGGGCGAAGCGCGATGTCAGCAAAGAGGAGTTGGCGGGTAAGCCCGGAAAGGTGGGCGAGGACGGCATCGAGGCAGGCAGGCTCAACGTGCTCTAGCGTGTCGAGTGCGACAACCAGTGCTGCTGGACGAGGCTCCGCGGCAAACTCTGGAACGAAGGGGTCGTACTGCTGGATCGGAAATGGAATTGACTTCTGGAGAGTTCCTTTCCCTGCGCCGTAGTCGAGAATGTCGGAAGAGCCAAGTTGCTGTGCGAGGCCCATGATCTGATCCGCCCAGCGATGTGCGTGGATACCATAGTCGGGGCGGTCACGGTGGAATTGCTCCTGAATGGCTTTGTATTCGGGCGTGTATCGCATGGTTAAAAGTCCTTATGCAGCTTGCTTAATTCTTCCCAGGAAAAGACCGCGCAGGCTAACTCGGGGGCGGCGTTCGGGGCTAGCGCCAGTTCTCGGAGGTACTCGAAGGCTTCAAATTTTTGCGCTTGAGTGTAGGAAGGTACTGGAAAGGTTATGGGCTTTTCGTTCATGCGGCGGACTCCTGCGCAAGTTGGGCGGGTAGGGTGTCGGTGAGCGCGGCGGCTACCTCTTCGATGACGGGTTGCCAGTCGACGCTGCCGGGTTGTTGGCGGAACATGGTTAGCGACTTATACCAAGGGTTTCCGTCGCCTTCGCCAGTATGCCAGCGGCCTTCGTCGTCCCATGCGCCAGTGACGTACTCACGCCAAGCCGCCCGCGATGCGGTAAGTACCCAGGTTGGGACGCCCATGCCGCCAGAGAGATGGAGGATCGACGTTGCAACTGTGATAACGAGGTCAAGCCCCGCCACAAGTCCAGCGGCCTCGTTGTAGTCAGGTGAAGCGACCGCGTCGGGCCAGTGGTGAATCTTGATTCCAGTTTTAGCGGTAAAGCTAGCGATTTCATCTTCGCAAGGGGTGTATTGGAGGCTTATCCAGTTGACCGGGACGCGCAGGATTGGTTCCAGTTGGGCAAGGGGGATGCTGCGGACCTCGCGGCGGGTGCGCTTGTGGCCGCCGACCCAGGAGATGCCGATGTTGGGGCGGCGCGGCAACGTAGCTAGCTTCTCGGCCCAGCGTGCGGCGGCGTCGGGCGTGGGCTTGAGGAACGGCGTGCCGGGGAAGGCCGCGTCCGAGGCCCGATAGTAGCGGGGGAGCGAGCCAGCGGCGGCCTTCGCGTTGAAGTGGTAGCGCGGCGTGCCGTCGGGAAGAATGCCCCAATGGATGACTTCGTCCTCACGCGTGGGGTAGAAGAGAGTGCCCGGGAACGAGTTTGAAAGCAGACGATGCAGCTTTTTGTGACAGTCGACGACGACGAGTTCGCTGTCCACGAGGAGTTGGGGAAGAGTCGAGAAGAAGAGGAGTTCGTCGCCGATGCCTTGTTCGCCGTAGACAACGAGGCGCTTGCCGCGTTCGCCCTCCCAGCGCGGGATGGGCGCGTGCTTGGGGAGGTGGTAGTTGCGGTCGCCGCGCACGTTCGCCGTGATGCCCCAGTCGTACTCGGGCCAGCCTTCCTTCCAGTTGCCGAGTTCGAGGAGCGCAAGCGAGCGGTTCCAGTGGGCTTGTGCGTGGGAGGGCTTGAGCGCAATGGCGCCGTCGAAGATGGCGAGCGCGTCCTCGGGCGAGCCTTCGTTGATGAGGAGCGTGCCGAGGTTGTTCTGGATGTCGGCGTTGGGCGGGACGAGCGCTTGGGCGCGCGTGAAGTAGTCGCGGGCTTCGTCGGTGCGGTTCTCGTTCTTGTAGCACGTGCCGAGCGCGTTGAGGATTTCGCTGCGCTTGAGTGTGAAGAAGTCGTCGCGGTTGGCGAGCGCGGACGGGTCGAGGTCGACGCCGAGCGCGTTGAAGTCTTCGGCGAGTCGGTCGGCTCGGTCGGCGGCGAACTTGAGGAGGCGATGGGCGAGACCTGACTTCTGGTTCGTGCTGTAGTTCATGCCGAGCGCGGCGTGGAGGACCGTGTTCTCGAAGTGCTCGTTGAGGAGTTCNNTGGACAAAGGGGTTGGGCGGCGCGTTGAGCGCGGTCTCGACGACGCCGGGCGGGATGCCGAAGAGGGCGCGGGCGTCGTCGGGGAGCTGCATGTCGACTTGGACGGCGGCTCGGCTGGCGGCTTGGGCGTGGGCGAGGGGCTTGCGCGCGACGGGTGCGGCGAGGGCGGCGGCGAGGGGCTTGGCAGCGAAAGGCGGATGCACGGGTGCGGGTCTCCGTAGGGGCGTTGGGTGAGTCAGTGCTCACTACGTGGGGAGGATACGCCCGGAACTTTCTAGTGGGAAGGGGGATCGTAGTTGAACCTTGCGCCACGACGCTCCGGCAACGGAGGCAAAGCAAAGCCCGACCAAAGTACGTGGATATGTCGGGCCTGCCACGGCAGTGTCAGCGCCGAACGCTAGGCGCGGTAGGCCCCGTGGGGTAGTGGCGTGACAGTCCGGAGAGACGGACAACGAACGAAAAAAGGCCCCGACCGAGCGTGACGCTCAAAGTCGGGGCTAAGGCCCGCCCTACGGGAGCCTAGAGATGTGGTCGTGCGCTAGTTCTGGTTCGTATACGTGACGCCCAGGTACAGAGCGCCGACCGCCGAGTTGGCAGAGACGGCTGCACACTGGATGTCGATCGTATCGTCGGCCGAGAACGAGTAGCCAAGCCCGCGGAACGGCATGGCCGTCAACGCGACGGTGGAGCCGGAGAGCACGACGCTCGCCCCGAAGAGCGAGATGTCGCTGCCGATTCCCACGTTGACGGTCGCCACGCCCGTGTGGCCGTTGATGCCGACCACGACGCTGTTGATGATCGCGCCCGCGGGCACTTTGACCATCTGGATGACGTCGCCCGCCGCCGACAGCGCGGCCCCCACTTGGCTGAGGGAGTAGGTGACGTGGCGCGAAACGAGCCGGTTGGCCGCGTAGAACGTAGGCGCGGTGGCTTGTGCAGCAGAAGCAGTAAAGGTTGCCATGATGTTCGCTCCGATTAGTTGGTGGTGTGGGCAGCGGCCCAGGTACGCACCGCAATGGTTGCGAAATCGGAACCGTTGAAACGGAGTTTCTTCAGGCCCGCGATGGTGTCGACGGCTACGCCAAACTCGTTCTGGTAGTCGAAGTACTCTTCGGTCCAGTTGTACCGCTCCGGTCCGTCTTCACGTCCGTATGCGAGGCCGGCTGCTTGGGCTCCGCAGAGGACGGCTTGGCAGCCAGTGTTTGCGCCGCCCGCCGACGTGCTGAAGAGGGGGACGCGGTTCGAGGCGTGGAGGATGACGCCGTTGTACTCGCCCAACGCTCCGGTGTAGATGGGGTTGTTGGTGACGGCTCCGCCCTGCATCGCGGCTTTCTGGATGTCGAACCATTGATTGGTCGCGGTGGAGCCTTTCATGTCCGTCACTTGGTAGTGGTGGAGGAACATGACGTACTTGGCCTCGCCGCCGATCATGATGGGTCGGATGGGGACTTCGAGCGTCTTGGCGCGTTCGACGGCCACGTCGATGAGCGTGAGCGTGAATTTGCATGTGGTGGTGTTGGACATGCTCCAGGCAGTGTTGCCGCCCGCGATGATGATGTGGTCGTCGTCAGCGCTGGTGGTGGCCTGGTTGCCGGTGTAGATCGTGTCCGTCTGGACCGTGTTGCTGCAAATCTGGTTGAAGAACCACGTGTCGATGCGGTCCGCGTGCCAGTCTTGCAGGGTGGGCCGCATGTGCTCGCGCACGCTGAACGGGACGAGTTGGCCGGTGAAGCGGCCAATGTTGCGCGTGGCGTGGCGCAGTTGGCGGATGTAGAGGTCGTCGTAGTAGAAGACGAGCTTCTCTTCCTTGTTTTCCAGCGTTTCGCCGTCTTGGACGCCGCGACCGTTGATGAGACGGCGCAGCGGGACGCGAATGCGGTCGCCGGCAGACTTGGAGGTTTCGTCGTAGATTTGGATGAGCGAGTTGTCGTCGCGACCCATGAACTTGAAAACCCAAGTTTGCTTGAGGGCTTCGACGCTGACTTTCTTGGACCAGAGCTTTACTGCAAGCGGATCGCCAGTGACGGCGCTATAACCTGCCATGATGTGCTCCTATGCGCTTTGCGCACGAGGGATGTGTCGGTGACGCGGACACGGAAGCGGCCATCACGGCTAGGGGAGGTGCGAGGCCATCGCGGTTGCTCGCGACGATACGCTAGCGCGGCTGCGACGAAATGTCAACAGCGCGCGGCTAGAAGAGGATGTGCGGGAGGATTGCTTGCAGGACGTAGTCGTCGTCTTGCTCGCGCTCAATGCGTCGAATCTCTGCGCTGATGCGAGCAATGCGGTCGGCCGTACGCTGGAGGTCGGCGCGCGTGGTGGCGAGGCGGGCTTCGGCGACGGCCCGATTGAGCTTGGTGCCGAGGGCCGCGATCTTGGGCGGCGGGGTGGCGCGGACGGGCGCGGCAGTCGGCGGCCGGGGCGGCTCCGTGGCGGCGGGGCGGAGCGCACGGGTGAGATAGCGCTCGCGGACGGTCCAGTAGTCGTCGTCGAGCGGGCGGTATCGGCGGCGGCCGCCCCAACCTTTCGAGGGGCGAACGGGCTCCTCGGGCGGGACGACGGGGGGTTCGCCGGCCGGCCAGTCGGGCGGGGGCCAGAAGAAGAACCAGAGGGCACCGCTCATGTGGAAGGGTTAACCTTGGCCAGCACCCGTTAACGGGAGTGTGATGCCGAGCGCGGTGGAGGGTGTTGAAGTGCCGGCTGCGACGCCCTTAAAGGATTTGGCAACGACGCTGTAGCGGTCCCCGGAGTAGGTCACTAGGACTAGTTGTATTGTGACGGCGTTAGAGGAATTGGTGAGGACTCGAAAAGCCGTAACCATGTCCACCGTTGCGGTGGACGGAACGGCCGCCATGATAGTGCCGGTGCTGTTGGAGAATTCTCGGGGGGCGTCATAGGCTACCCAATTTCCGATTATCAGCCCTTCGTCGGCTACAGAGAGCGTTCCACTTGCGTTGGCGGATACCGAAGGGAAGGCGTGGACGGCTTCTGAGTGGTAGGTGATGCTGGACGTACCGCCCCAGGAAAAGCAGCATTGGGTCACGTCGCGGAAGGAGGCAGCGGCTGTGTATTTGACGATAACGGCGTTGCTTAGGGTGCCGGTGATGGGGTTGGGCGTGTACCAGATTTCGTTGTCTTGGTTCGCGTCGCCGCCTTGGACGGTACCGGCGCGGACAAATGTGTTGCCGACGGTGTCGACGACGGCGCTGACATTGACGCCGGTGGTGTAGTGAGTGCTGGCGACAAAGAGGTAGCCGCCCGCTTCAGTTGCCATTGCAGAGGTGGTAAGCGCGGCGCCGCCAGCAGCCCCACCGCCGAAGGTGCCGGTTGCGCGGACGAAAACGGGGAGCGCCATGTCAGTCGATGGTGGCGATTAGGGCGTCGAGGACCGTGCGGTAGGTCGCCAAGGACGCCGAGGAGAAGGTGCGCTGTGTGAAGTCGGCGGTGCCAAAGTTGCGCGTGCGGTCGAGGACGTAGCCGTTGGCGTCGACGGGGAAGTTGGCATTGACCCAAACGCGCGTAGCGTCGATCGCGTTGACCATGGCCGTAAACTCGGCTGCGACATTGAGTGCTGGGTCGTTGACTTGGGCTCGGGCGTAGGCGGCGATGCCGGGTGTGCTGGCGGCGGCCGCGAACTGGGCGCGTGCCGAGAGCAAGAGCGAGTCAAGGGACCAGATGTCGGACGCCGGGAGGAGGCCGGCGGCGCTTGCGTCACGAACCTTCTGCGCTGTGCCTTTGACGCGGGCGGCCCAATCGACCGTCGATTCCCAGACTTTTTGAAGCGTGCGCTTGCTACCGGTGCTGCTTGGGAATGCCATAGGGGCTCCGTTAGATGACGTAGAACTGAACGTTGAAGACGCCGTAGTTGGCGTTGGGCTTGACGCTGCAGAGCGCGGCTTCCGATGCGGATAGCATCCACGGTGGGTCGAAGTTGTAGACGGCACCGCCTCCACT